TGTCTTTCTGTAGAAAGGCAAAGTAAGCGGGGGTTATAAGGTTGCTAAACTACAACAAAGCGTTTAATATAAAAAAATGAAAAAAGCACCCAAACAAATTATTGCGTTTTTGCGTAATCCAAGCACTTGGAACGCAGATGCGTTTGAAACCGCCATCAGGAACGAAGTGGAAAATTCAACGGGTGCGTTAACTGCATCTGATGAACTGCTAATTGGTTCTTTGGTTTTGGTGGTGGAAACTTTGGTTCAGGCGCACATTGGATTATTGGAAAATGGCGCGATTTACCATTACAACGCGGGGGATGCACCAAGCCCCTATTACAAGATAAGAACCGAATCAATGGACAAAGCGATAAAGATTCTTGCCGAACTAGCATTAGTGGCAAGGGGTCGCCCAAAGATTAAAAACAAGGCATCCGAAGTAGATGAGTTATTCGCAACTGCTTGAACCCGCTTTTCAATACGCTAGGGGCGTAACCCTTGGCGACATTACCGCTTGCGAAGATGTAAGGTTAGCCGCCCAAAGATTCCTAGATATGGTGGAACGGCGGGATGCGCCTTATGAATTTGTACCCGAAAAAGCCGAACACATTTTAAAGTTTGCCAAGTTTTGCCGCCATGTTAAAGGTGCGGAAGCGGGCAAGCCAATCCAGTTGCAACCGTTTCAGATTTTGTTTCTTGCCGCTATTTATGGGTTTAGGGATAGGAAAGATAAAACGATACGTTGGGTAACTGATGTAATTTTGTTTGTGCCGCGTAAATCAGGCAAGACAACTTTGGCATCAATCATTGCACTTTACGAATTACAGTTTGGGGATGCGGGTGCTGAAGTGTTTACTTTGGCGACCAACCGCGAACAGGCAAGTATTTGCTTTGATTCATCTAAAGCCATCATTGAAAATATGGTGCATGAATTTCAGCAAAAGTTTATTGTTTACCGTAGCGAACTAAAGAAAGCGGGCGATTCGACTTCTACCTACCGTGCGCTATCCCGTGATAACAGAAAAACAGGCGATGGTAAAAACCCATCGTGCGCGATGATTGATGAAGCCGCGCAAATTACAGAACGGTCATCTATTGAGGTTTTACATTCGGGTATGGGGGCGCGAAAGAACCCTTTGCGTATGTATTTAACTACGGCATCGTTTACCCGCGAAACAAAGTTCTTTGAAGATTTAAACCACTTACGCACGGTGCTACGCGGCACGGCAGAAGATAACTACCGATGGTTTGGTTTACTGTATTCCATCGATGCGGGCGATGAATGGTCGAACGAAGAAACTTGGGCTAAAGCCAACCCTATGCTTGGCATATCGGTTACGACCGAACACATTAGGCACATGGCGCACGAAGCGCAATCTAAGCCCGCAAGCCTTAACGAATTTCTTTGTAAGCAACTAAACATCTATGTTTCAGCAAATAGCGCGTGGGTCGATAGAAGGTATTGGGATGATTCAGTTTGCCCTATGCCCGAAGATAAACCCGAATCAACTTTTATTGCGTTTGACTTGGCATATAGCCGCGACTTAAACGCGGTTTGTACTTTGCACCGATATTCGGAAGAAAAGTTTTTTGCAGAATTCCAATTTTTCTTACCCGAAGAAAGTTTAGACCTAATACCCAATCACTATAAATCAATTTTTTTGCAAGCCCATGCAAGCGGCATATTGCGGCTTACACAAGGCAATGTGACCGACCTTAACGAAGTGGAAACCTACATTAAGCAACAATGTATTAAGCACAATGTTAAAGAAATCGGCTACGACCCGTACAACGCCGCGTCATTGGTTGCTAATTTGTATTCCGAGGGTTTACCCGTAAAGAAGGTTGGGCAGGGAATGGCGGTTCTATCTAACCCATCTAAAACCGCAGAACAATTGATTCTAAAAAAAGGCATCATGCACGATGGCAACCCTTTTGTTGGTTGGCAACTGGCAAACGCGGAGGTTTACACGGATGTAAACGGAAATGTCAAAGTTCGTAAGAATGAAGCCGATACATCCGCAAAAGTTGACGGAATTATTGCAATGATTATGGCTTTGCATTGCCATCTAGACAATGTTTTTATTTCTGATACATTTGGATTTAGAAGTTTTGAATGGTAAACCATCAAGAAATTGGGTAAAAACATGGCTATTTTCGACATTTTCAAGCGCAATAAAGACCAAAAAAACGAATCCAATACGTTGTTTGGGCAATCTGCGCTAGGCAATAACATCGTTTATCAGGGCGATAATAAGAACCCTAATGTCAATACTCAGATTCTTTATGTAACCACAGGCGCGACCAATAACGCGGGTCGCCCCGTGGATATGTCATTGCTTACGCGCAATAGCACAATCATGGCTTGCGTTGCGGCTAAAGCCCGCGCCCTATCGCAATTGCCTATTCGCGTGGTTAGCCAATCGGAAGATGGTACTTATGTCGATGCCATTAAATCGCCGCTAGTGGGCGCACGGGATAAGGCTAAAGCCAAGCAAGTGGCAAACCTTTTGGCGCAACCCAACCAATTTCAAAGCACCTACGAATTTTGGTATCAATGGTTGATGTGGTACGAACTTGCGGGCGAAGCATTTACCCTTTGGTGGCGTAAAGACCAAGAAAGCACAACGGAAACCCCGTTAGAAATGTACTTGCTTGATTCAACTTTAATTGCCGTAACAATCACCCCTGCCCGTTATCCATCGTATCGTTTGAGTACGCCCGCATACGGTTTTAACCGTGATAAACCGCTGAACTTTAACCAAGTGATGCACATTAAGGAAATGAACTGGCAAGGTTCTGCGGGTTTTAACAAAGGCATTTTGGCGGCAGAACTGGTTTCGCTAGACCAAGATATTGACCTTTACGCAAACTACATTATGCAAAACGGCGCAAAGCCAAGCGGGATGTTTACTACCGAAAGTGTTATTCCTGATGGCAAGTACAAAGAAATTGCCGCCCGCCTGAAAGAAGCATGGTCGGCAATGGTTTCTAGCCGCCCAAGCGACCCAAGCAAGGCGGGTCAGGGTATGTTGCTAGACCAAGGCATGAAGTACACCCCGTTGGATATGTTGACCCTACAGGATACCGATGCGGCTAAGTTAAAAGAACAAACCATGAAGCGCATTTGCGGTTTGTTTGGTGTTCCCGCGGCAATGATTGGCATCGGCGATTCCAAGTACAACAATACCCAAACAATGATGGATGAATTCTATAAATCCACAATGTACCCAACTTTAATTAACATTCAGCAGAAATTAAAACAACATTTGTTTGTTGGCTACCCTAATTTGTGCATTGAGTTTGATACGCGCAATTTCTTAAAAGGTGCGCCATTAGACCAAATGAATTTTGCTACCGCGGGCGTTACAAACGGGATTATGACCCCCAACGAAGCCCGTGAATATTTGGGTATGCCTAATATGGATGGGGCAGATGAATTAATTGATAAAGGCGGGAAAGATAAACCGATTGTCGGAACATCCCCGCAAGATACGGGCGGGGGCGGTGGAAACCAAACCCGCAAAATGAATATCGGCAAGTAAAAATAAAGTGTCCACTATTTTTAAATTAGTGATAGCATCTCTGGCAACATATAAGCCAAATACAGAACCGCCCCCCAAAAGAGGGCGACCCCCTAAAACAATATATGACATCGACCGAACTAAAATCGATGAGGTAATCTATGACCGTAAAAAACCTGATGATGGTTTGCGAAGCCAAATTAGTTTTGGAAAAGCAAGGCGCAACGACAGGAAAAATTGAAGCAACCGTAACTACTTGGGGTGCGCGTGAAGGCGCAGACGGTAGGCGGTTCAATTATCAACCCGAAGGCTTTATGCAATGGGCAGAAGATTTTTCTGCATCAGGTCGCCCACTACCCATGTTTGTAAATCACAATGCGGATGCAATCCCCGTTGGTCAATGGGATGCGTTTGAGTTTGACGATACAGGAATGAAAGCCGAAGGGCGTTTGTATGTCAATACTACGATGGGTTCTGACCTTTACAAAGTAATGCAAGAATCGCCCGAAATGTTTGGCGGCGTTTCCGTTGGTGCATACGCCGAAGAATATCAAATGGTTAATGCTGAAGGCGAACCCGACCAATCTGATGAAGCATATTTCCAAATCACTAAAGGCGGCTTACGCGAAGTATCCGTAGTTATGTATCCAAACAACCCACAAGCAGAAGTAAGTAAGTTGGAATATTTCCGACCTGATGGTTCTGCGGATTTAAAAGTTTTAGAACAAGCCTTGCGTGAAGTTGGGCTATCTAAAAAGGATGCGGTAGCCGCCGCATCTACGTTCAAAAAAGTGTTAGAACTGCGCGATGTAGTTACAACGCCTATTGAAATTGCGCCTATTCTGAGTGAATCAGATGCGGAGGCTACCGAAGCGGAAATTCTCGCGGCTTTAGAAACGCGTGAACTTCTTAAAATTCTTGATACCAAAATTAAAGGTTAAATCATGTCACAAGCAATCATTGAAAAATTGGATGCTATCGAAGCCAAGCAAAGCGAAAGCATTGCCGCCGTTGAAGCAAAAATTCCCGCCGCCGTTGAAGCAATCAAACTGGAAATGCAAGAAACCATTTCTGCTTTGGAAGCCAAAGTAGCATCTATTCAAGCCCCCGCAATCGTCAAGCCCGCTACATCCGTGCGCGGCGATGTAAACCGTTCTGTTAAAGAACAATTGGTTTCTTTCTACAAAAGCAATGCCCGCGTAGAAAAAGAACTGCAAATTTTTGCAGACGAAAGCCAACGCGATGCGTATATGCGCGAGGCATCAGCATTGACAGGCTCAGGCAACAACCAAGGTGGTCGTACCGCTTATGACCCCGTATTTGCCGCTTTGCGTTTGGCTAACCCCATGCGCGGTTTGTCACGCACCGTAGCAACTGATGGTTCTTCTTATCAATTCCGTGTCAAAACTGGTAATGCGGGTGCGGCATGGGGCTATGCGATTCAGAACAACGGCGATGCCACAACTGAAAACACAAGCATTTGGCAATTGGTTCTGCAAGACCTGAATGTTCAATTCCCAATCCGTACTGCGGCTTTGGATGATATTGATGGTTTGGAAGCCAATGTCGTTGACGATATGTTGATGGAGTTTTCGCAAGCCGAAGCCTTGTCAATGATTCAGAATAACGACCAAGCGGCACAATCAAGCACTAATCCTTACGGCGGCACAAATGGCTTGCGTGGCTTAGACCAATACGCGGGTGCTAACGCTACCTATGCGGGTGGTACTTGCTCTACGGCGGCATTTGGAACAAGCGGTACGGGTTCTAATACTGGTTTGCATAGCCTTGCTACTTATGACCAAATTACCACTAACGCAAACACCGTTGGCGCAAACAACATTTCTTATGTTGACGTAATCAATACTATTTATGCTTTGCCACAACAGTATTGGACACCTGACACTAAGTTTATGATTAGCCCAATTTTGTTGAACGCTATTCGCGCATTGCGTGATACAAACGGCGCACCAATCTTTAATCGTAACGAAGGTTTGTCGGTTGAAGGTATCGTAGGTAATTTGTTAGGCTTTGATGTTGTCGTAAACAAGTATTGCGATAACCCATCACAAGCAACTACTGGTTCTGCGGGTACAACTTCTTTGTATCCAATGTTCTTTGGTGATTTCACACGCGGTCACACAATCATTGACAGATTGAACATGATTATGCGCCGCTACGACCAAACCGCGCCGGGCTTTATCACATTCTTTGGTGAAAAGCGTTTGGCTACATCGGTTCGTGACCCTAACGCGTTGATTCGTTATCGTTCAACTGGTACTGCTACTTAATTGCGTTGCCATTAGCGGGGGGCGAAAATCCCCCGCTTTTTTTAAACAGGAATTTAAAATGTCTATCACCGAAAAAATCTTGAACGGAATCAAACAAGCCATCACCGAAGGCGGCAAAGTAAACATCGACTTGCGCGAAGCAAGCGCAATTACTGGTTCGGGTTCGGGTGTCGGTGGTAATGTTGTTTTTGATGATGCGTTTGCGGCTTTGCGTCAAGCAAACCCTTTGCGCCAAGGCTCACGCCAAATTACAGTTACGGGTTCTGATGCCCAATTCGTTGCCAAAACTGGTAACGCCGCAAATTCTACAAACCCTTGGGGTTACACATTTACGCCAAATAGCGGTTCGCCTAATGTGAATACTTCTATTTGGCAATTGCCCGTGCGCGTATTGGTTGCACAATTGCCAATCAGAACGGCGGTGCTAAGTGATGTTAATGGACTTGATGCAACGCTTGTTGAAGATTTGGCACTTGAGTTTGCACAACTTGAAGGTCAATCAATGGTTCTTAATAGTGACCAAGCGGGTAGCGGCACTACATCAACTGGTGCTACTAATGGCTTGCGCGGTTTGGATATGTACGCTAGTGGTGCTACTAGTGCTTTCGGTTCTAGTGGTACGGCTATTACAAATGGCATACATACTATCGCTACGGTTAGTAATGGCGGCACTACGGTAACTTACAACAAAGTTGTAAACATGGCTAACGCGTTGCCCCCGCAATATTGGTCGCTAGATTCAACTGCATGGCACATTAGCCCCGCAATGATTCAAACATTGCGCCAGTTAAAAGATACCGCGGGTTTGCCTTTGTTCTTAGAACTAGGCGAAAAAGATGGTTGCGCGATTGGTCACATTTTTGGTTGGCCCGTTATTCCTAACGCATACCTTTCTACAGATTTCCCAATCTATTTGGCAAACTGGAATCGCTTTTTGACAATCGGTGATACCGAACAAATGAGCATCCAAATGTTTGAACAAACACAGGCGGGTTTTGTGACGATGTACGCAGAAAAAAGAATGGTAAGCACCGTGCGCGACCCGTTCGCGGGCGTTCGTATGTCTGCCGCCTAAAGGGGGCTTGGATGTCAGCAAATGAACAAACATTAGGTGCGCCTTTCGGGGCATCTACCCGCAATCCGTTTAGTTATGTAAAAACAGAACAGATTGACCGTGACGTAGTTACGCCTTGGTTAACCTTGGATGAAATCACCAACCAAATAAATTTGTTTGAAGATGAATCCCAAGATGGTTATTTGCGTTCATTGGAAGTAGCGGTTCGCCAAGCCATTGAAGATTACTTAGGCTTATCTATTTTTTCAGTTACCTATCGCGTTTGGTACGGTGCTGAAAACTTAGCCGCATCGCCCGTATGTTTAGATTTGCCCGAAGTATCGCAAAACCAATATCCCGATATGTCGGGCGTACAGATTGACCGCGTAGCGTTTTGGAATAACGCGTTCCCGCCAGTTTTAACGGTAGTTTCGCCTACGCAATACTATTACGATGCAAGCGGCAACAAGGTAATTATTCAATCGTTGCCAACAACCATCAATAGCCAAATGACCGCGCCGATTATTTGCGAGTATTCAACCGCACCTAATCCCTTGCAAACCTATCCCGTTATTAAGCAAGCGGGTTTGTTGTTGTTTACGCACTTGTATAACAATCGTAGCAATACAACCGACAATCAGTTAAAAGAAATTCCGTTCGGCGTAGCAACATTGTTGCGCCCATACAAACCTTTGGTGATGTAAATGGCAATAGCACGGTTTGAACAAATTACTGTTAAAAACCTAGCGTTTGCTAAAACTGATTTTGGCGAACAAACAACGGCACAAACCGATTGGTTTAAAACCCGTGCGCGTGTTCATTCCGTTGCCAACAGTTTAAAGATTTCTGAAAAGTACCGCCTTTATCAAGATGTAGTTAACTTTACTTTGAATTACACGCCTAATACGCGTGAAATGGTGCGTAACCAAAACTTGTATTCAATTACCTACAATGGGTTTGATTGGCGTATTGATAACATCCGTGAATCCGATGATAGGATGATGGTGGTTATCATTGCTTACAGAAACGACCCAGTAACGGCGGTATAAATGGCAACGCAACAGAATCCAGTACAGTACGGCAAAGCGATACAGTTTCAACTGCAAAGCATTGTTACGCCCGTACCCGTGTACGCCGCGTTTAACCGTAACTTTGCAACGCAACCCAAATTTATTGTTTGGATGCTAAGAAATGTTCATCAAGATGTTTATACAGGGCCAGTTCAATCCGTAAAGGGTATTGACCGCCCAACATTTCAGATAAGTATTTTTACGCAAGTAATAGAAGATGGTTTCACTATTTCCAATCAAATACTACAATCGCTACATGGTTATAGCGGTTTGTTTGGTGGTGCAACAAATGGTTTTCAGATTGCTAAAGCAGATGTTTTTTGGCTTTACAACACTTATGACAATGATGAAAAGTTAGCCCAAATTTTTCTTGATTGCACCCTAGATATTCCAACATAAGACAACCCAACAACTTTTGAAGGAACTTTTAAAATGGCACTACCAAATAAAATAATGGCGGGTTTTAGCGCGGCGTTGTATGCTCAATCGGGCGCGACACCTACCGCACTAACACTTACCCAACTTTCAACCCTTGGAAATGTTGCACCTATTGCAGTTATAGGTAATCTAATTCCAGTTGAAGCCGTACCCGCATTTGGGCAGGATGATGCCGTTGCTAGTTTCGGTGTAGCGGGTTCGCGTCAATCTGACAAAATCCCAACGCAATCCGCACCAACATCACTTAGCGTAACTGCCGCATGGAATCCTAGCGACACAATGCTTTTGCTGATGCGTGGCGATGCCTATAGCGGCTTGATTGACCGTACTTTTGTAGTTAGTGCTACCGAAGGGTCAAACATTGTTTATTACGCCTTTAACGCCCGCGTAAGCCAGTTTACGATTGATTCAAGCCCTAGTGCTGAAGCCAAATGTAATTTCACCATTCACCCCCGTGGAAATCTCTACGGTTGGTCTAACAACGCCTAAAGGAATATCATGGCTATACCAAATAAAGTTTTAGCGGGTTTTAGCGCATCGTTGTATATGCAAAGCGCGGCAACGCCTACGCCACTTACAACGGCAAACCTTTCCGTATGGACAGGGCAAGTTACAACCATCGTAGGCACGGCGGCTAACGGTACTGGCGGCGCGGGTGTTTTGTTGCCCGTGGAAGCCGTACCCGCTTTTGGTCAGGATGATGCGGTTGCATCTTTTGGCGTAGCGGGTTCACGCCAAAGTGATAAGATTCCTACGCAATCTGCGCCTACATCGTTAAGCATTACCGCGGCTTGGAATCCAAGCGACACCGCGTTATTGCAAATCCGTTCTGATGCCTACAACGGTACGGTTGACCGCACTTTTGTGGTTGCCGCGGTTGACGGTGCTAATACGGTTGCGTATGCGTTTAATGGTCGCGTTTCTCAATTCACAATTGATTCAAGCCCAAGCGCAGAAGCAAAATGCAACTTTACAATTCATCCGAGGGGCAACCAATACGGTTGGTCTAATAACACATGATGACCGTAGAAGAAGCCGTAGAAGTTCTTAGCACTACCTACCAATCACTTGATGCGGTTGCACAAGGGATGGTAGTAGATGCTGAAGAACTAGAAGATGCCATTGCCGCCGCCGAAGCAGATTCAGTAGAAGCGGTATGTTTAAAAGTTCTAAGTAAATACAATACATAATATGCAAACGACAATAAAAGACAGTAACGATTTATTGAACTTCTTGGTAGCCCAATCCGATTCGCGTAAGGATTGGTTTGGGTTTACCGCACAAAAATTAACTGCTATTTCTTTGGCGCATGACATTGCCGCAAATCATGCGGATAAGTTTACGCCCGATGAAATCGTAGATTATGTGCATACGCTAAACAACGCGTTGTACCAAAAGATTATTAAGCCAATGGGTTAATTATGTCGGGCGTTACCTACAAAATCGAAGGCTTGAAAAGTGTACTAGCCGCGTTTGAGGAACTAGCATCTGAGATTGGCGACAAGAAAGCACGAAGTTCTATTTTAGTACCCGCCGCACGGGAAGCAATGAAACCCGTGTTAACAATGGCGCGAATGAACGCGCCTAAAGATACTGGCGATTTATCTAGGACAATGCAAATAGAAGCCCGCCGCCCAACCAAGCGCGATATTCGTTCTAAATACATCACCGAAAACGATACAGTAATTGCTTTGGTAACAACTAAAGCGTTTAAGAAAAAACTTAAAAAAGAGTTTTACGAAAAAAATGCGGCGTTGTACAAATCAGATAAAGCGCAATACGACCGAGATTTAAAAGAAGCAAAGCGGCAAGAAGGCGTTTTATCGGATGCCCGTGCCATAGCACAAGAATTCGGCACGGCTAGAAATGGCGCACAACCGTTTTTACGCCCTGCTTTGGAATCCCAAGCCAATCAAACCGCCAAGCGGCTAGGGGAAATTTTAGCAAGGCGCATCAGTAAATATAGGATAAAAAATAGATGACAAAACTAAGTTCGGCATTTGGTGAAAAATACCAAGCAAAACGAAAAGACCTTTTAACCCGTTCGTTTGTTTTAAATGGGCATACCTTTAAGGTTCGCATACCTTTAATGATTGAATCAGATGCAATCTATAAAAAGGTTTCAAATCCCGATGAAGAAACGGTAGAAAAAATCTATCAAGAAATCACCGTTCCTTTGCGGCAGTTTGAAGGCAATCAAAACGAAGATTTTGAATTTACTGATACAGATATTTTGGTTGAAAAGCGTTCAATGCGCGAAGCCGCTAGAAACAAAGCGATTACCGAAGCCCGCATTACCGAATTCTTTAAATTACTAGTTCCTGAAATGGAAGGCGTAACCCTTGAAGATTTGACCTATGCCGACATTGAAGAAGAATTCCCTATTGCGGTGCAAATGCTAATCGTAGAAAAGATTGGCGAAGTAATTAGCCCGACCTACAGGGAAGCGCGGGGAAACTAATAGGCTCGTTGAAAAGCCAATGCCTAGCCGCAATGATTTTCAACGGGCATACCTTAGAAACAATTGAAGAATTAGACGATGTAACTTTGGCAAACATTCAAACAATGTATGCCGATGGAATGATTGGGAATTACGGCGTTCTTGTGCAAATAGCAACCCTGACAAACGGGGTATTTAACTATATGCGAACCGCAAATTCACCCGCATATAAACTAGCCAACATTTTGGGTAGTGCGTATGATTACATCTACCCGCCTTTATCTGCTGATAAGCAAAAGGCGGCAGTAAATGATAGCCTTTTAGCATTTATGCAACAGGCGCAAGGATTTGATAAAACATTGTTTGGGGTAAAAGATGGCTAATATGATTGCCCGCCTTGGTGTAGCCCTAGGCATAGATACCGCGGAATTCAATAGAGGTATTGATGCCGCGGGTAAAAAGTTAGAAAAGTTTAGTGAAGCCGCTGAAAAGTTTGGCAAGATGGGCGCGGTTGCTTTGGTTGCCGCTAGTGCCGCCGCACTTAGATATGCCGATGAACTAGCCGATGTAGCCGAAGCCAACGAAGTAGCCATAGGCACGGTTCTACAGTTATCTAACGCCCTTGCCAATTCAGGTGGTCAAGCCGACAACGCGGGCAAGATGCTATCCGCGTTTGCCAAGTTTATTGATGAAGCCGCGGGCGGTTCTGATAAAGCGCAAAAAACTGCGGCGGCTTTGGGTGTTACCTTAAAAGATTTAGGAAAACTTTCCCAAGAAGAATTGCTAAACAAATTGGTTGCCAACTTAGCGCAAATTGAAGACCCAATTACGCGTAACGCCAAGGCAATGGAAATCTTTTCCAAAGCCGCTAAAGGCGTTGATATGGTTGGATTTGCCGACCAAATGGCAAGGGCAAACCCGCTTATTCAAGAACAAGAAAAAGCAATTAAAGATGCCGCAGAAACTTATGATTTGTTAGCGCAAACATCGCGTAATGTAATGCTTACATTGGCTACGCAACTTGGGCCAGTTTTAAAAGCAAGCATTGATTACATGAAAGATTTGGCGGGTGAAACAAATCTTCTAGGCCCAATATTCAAAACAGTTTTTCAAACGATAGCAATATCTATTGCCGATGTTTCGTTTGTTTTAGGCGGCTTGCTTAGACAGATGCAATTAACCGCAACAATCTTTAAAAGTTTTATTCCATCTTATGATGATAAAGATTTTGAAAATGTATTTGGCAAAAAAGAAATAGCCGATATTATTGCGCGGCAAGACCTTGATAGGTTTGTAAATAAAGTAATGGGCGTTAGCGAATATGGTAATTCTATTGATGCGTTAAACAAAAAAGGCGGCGCAACAACACAGGCGGGAAGTGGCGGGCGTAAAGTTTCTGAATCTAAAGAAGCGGAACAAGCCCGAAAAAGACAAATGCAACTGTATGCACAAGGTGCGGCTAATGCACAAAAAGCCGCAGAAGAAGATGCAAAAGCACGGGCAGAATTTTTTGCAATGTACGACAAAGGAAATGCCGCGGTTGCTGAACGCCAAAGATTGATGGGCATTGCCCTTAACAATGAAAAAGAAATTATGCTACTTGAAATGAAATCATCAAGTATGCGTCAAGAAGATTTTGCATTAGAACGCGAAAAATTGCAGATTCGGCAACAGTTAGCCGCAAATTTAGAAGAACTTGATAACCGTAGAGATTTAACCGCAACCGCCCGCGCAGAAGCGGAAGCCCGCGAAGTAGCATTAGCAGAAAAAGCATTGTCAATAGCGCATCAGCGTTATCAATTAACTTTGCAATCGCGCCAAGGTTCATACGAAGAAGGCTTTGCAAAAAGCGCAATGCGTTTTATTCGTGATATGCCAACCGAATTAGAACAAGGTGCAAAAGCATTTGATTCATTGATGGGCAACATGGAATCGGCTATTGACCGCTTTGTTAAAACAGGCAAGATTGGTTTTAAAGATTTGGCGCGTAGCATTATTCAAGATATGTTGGCGATGCAAATGAAAGCCGCGGCATCGGGCTTTTTAAGTTCTTTGTTTGGTTCTATGTTTGGCATGAAATCAAACCCCTACCAACCCGCCGCGGTAATGGGTTTTGCGGGGTATGCTGATGGTGGTAGCCCCGCCGTAGGACAACCCGCAATTGTTGGTGAACGCGGCCCTGAAATCTTTGTACCCCGCACCGCAGGGACAATCATTCCAAACCATGCGCTAGGCGGCATGGGCGGCTCTACAAGCATTACAAACAACTACATTAACGCCATTGATACTAAATCGTTTGAAGAACGCTTGTACGGCAGTTCTAATGCGATATGGGCGGCAAATCAGTATGCCAATAAATCGTTGGCGGTGAATAGGGGTCGGGCATGAGTTTCCAAACCATCTTTGATATACAACAATCCATGACGGTAAACAACCGCCGTATGGTTGGACAACAAGTAGCGCGTTCAGGTTATATCACCGTAGCGCAATACCTAACCGCCGTGCCTTGGGTGTTTACTATCCAACCCCATGCCTACCTTTACTATCCGCAAGTTCGGGATATTATCCAAACTATTGATAACAGGGATAGGCAATTGCCTGAACAAATTAGTTTTGCAAGTACAAATCTACAATGGTTTGTAAAGATGCGTGGAACGGCTACGGCGGCAACCTTAAACGGTGCGCCCGCGGCTAATACGCAAACACTTGCGCTAACTTCTAACGGCACATTTAAGGCGGGCGATTTCATTATGATTAGCGGCTATGTTTACAAAATTACCGCGGATAGCGCGGGTTCATCGGTAAGCATACATCGCCCCTTGATTGGTACGCCCGCATCGGGTACAACTGTTTTCTTAGGAACTGCTTGCACATTTAATGTTGTTGCAGAATCATGCCCAACATATACATTAAACCCAATGACGGATGGCGCGTTTGTGCAATGGGATTCGCCATTTGTTTTTAGAGAATACATCGTATGACAACAATTAACGCGGTAACTGGTTATCAAATCAACCATGCGGAATTTGTAAAACTTACCGTTGGTACTGCGGGAACTGTTTACACATTCTGCAACGCCGCCGCACCTATCACGGTTGGCGGCATTACCTTTTCAAATCTTGGTGCGCTACTTAGCGTTGGCGATGTTCAGCGCGATATTAAGGCTACATCGGATGACATGGCTATTCAATTAACGGGCATCAACCCAAGCAATGTAGCGTTGATTTTAAGCAACGACATTAAAGGTTCATTAGTAGAAGTATGGCGCGGGTTCTTTGATTCAAACAATCAAATTATTACTACGCCGACAACGCAATTTTTTAAACGCTATCAAGGCATCATTAATAGCGTTTCCATTACAGAAGATTTTAATTCTGAAGCGCGTACACGCATTGCAACTTGTTCTATTTCGTGTTCATCAATGCGGCGTGTTTTAGAAAACAGATTGTCGGGCGTTAAGACAAACCAAAACAATTGGCAATTTATTTATAGCGGTGATACATCAATGAACCGCGTAAGTGAAATTTCAAATACATTTTTTGATTTTGGTTCACCGCCTAAAACAAATACACAATCAAGCGATACTACAGTAACAGATACAGGATACGTTGACCCGCCATGATAAGACCCGCAACAAGATACGACATACCTAGATTGTTAGAAATTGTAGAGGCTTACGCTTATGAAAACCCTATTAAAAAACTTGGTGAATCGCATAATCACTTTCCCCGCTATGTTGAAGAACTATTGTTTAGCATCATTCAAGGGCGTGGGTTCATTTATATCGATTCGCATCACAGGGGCGCGATTGTGGCTTATAAAAGTTCTAACATTTGGTCGCCAAAAGTAAAAGAATTAAACGAATTGCTTTGGTGGGTAGAACCCGAACATCGTAACGGAACAATTGGCGGTAGGCTTTGGAAAGCGTTTGATGAACGCGCAAAGGAAATGTTAAAAGCGGGCGATGTAGATTTTGTTTGTACATCAATTTCGGCTAACGGCCCGTTTATTGATTACACGCGCAGGGGATACAAAGCCCTTGGCGCAACTTTTGTTAGGGAATGAAATGGTTACAAGTTTAATTATAGGTTTAGAAGCAATTGGCTTTTCTACGGCAATGGCAACCTTTGCCGTTAACTTTGCCGTTTCTTATGTTGTTACCCGTGCCTTTGCAGATAACCCCGAACAACAACAAGACATGGGCGTAAGGCAACAAGTACCGCCAAGCGCGGTTAACGCTATTCCTATTGTTTATGGTAACGCGTACATGGGCGGTACATTTGTTGATGCGGTGCTGACAACCGACCAAAAAACTATGTATTATGTTTTGGCTATTTCAAGCATTAGCCCTAACGGACAATTTGCTTTTGATACCGCAGATATGTACTACGGTGATAGAAAGATTACTTTTGATGGTTCAGATTTAACTAAAGTTGTTAGCCTTACCGATGAAGCGGGAAATGTAGATACAAAGATTAGCGGCAACCTTTACATCAATCTTTATACATCTACCGCGGGCGGTACTATTACATCCGCTAACGGCGCATCAGCACCTAGCACGGTTATGGGCGGTTCTGATATTGCCGTTGGTCAGCGTTGGACAGGCACAAGGCAAATGAATGGTTTAGGCTTTGCCATTGTCAAACTAATTTATAACCGCGATGCTGATACGACACAATTACAACCTATCACATTTAAAGTAGCGCATACGCTAAACGGAACAGGCGTAGCCAAAGCGGGCGATGTTTGGTATGACTACATGACCAACGCGGTTTACGGCGGTGCGGTAGATGCGGCGTTTGTTAATAGCGCAAGCGCAACCGCGTTAAATGCTTATGGCGACCAAATTATTACATTTACAAATAGTAGTGGCGTACCATCTACGCAACCGCGTTACCGAATCAACGGCGTGTTAGATGCGGGGCAAACTGTATTAAGTAACATTGACCGCATAATTTCATCTTGCGATTCTTGGATGACCTACAACGCCGCGTTGGGTCAATGGTCAATTGTTATTAACAAAGCAGAATCTACCGCGTATGCTTTTAATGACAACAACATTATTGGCGAAATTCGCGTTAGTGCAACCGACATTACAAGTTCAATTAACCAAGTTGAAGCGCGATTCCCGTTTAAAGAAAACCGCGACCAAGCCGCATTTGTAAACATTGAAACACCTAGCGGTTTACTGTATCCCAACGAACCCGTTAACAAGTATTCAGTTACTTACGACATGGTTAACGATTCGGTGCAAGCGCATTACCTTGCTAACCGTTTGTTGGAACAAGCCCGCGAAGATTTGATTGTTTCTTTTAGCACTACCTATTACGGAATTCAAGTAGATGCGGGCGATGTAGTTAGCGTTACCAATACTGATTACGGATGGGCAAGCAAACTATTCCGCGTAATGAAAGTTAACGAAGCATCATTACCCGATGGTTCATTGGGTGCTAAATTAGAACTTAGCGAATACAACGCACAAGTTTATGATGACCAAGACATAACGCAATTTACGCCAATTCCAAATAGCGGTTTATCATCGCCCGTTTTCTTTTCATCATTAACCGCGCCAACGGCTACGGGTTTCCCTAGCGCGGTTGTTCCAAATGTTAGCGTACAAGTTTTTATACCCGTTACAGGGCGCGTTACTTTTGTAAATCTTTTCTTTACAACAAGCGCAACGCCTACTGCATCGGATTGGAAATTACTTGCATCCGCAAATTCAAGCAATAGCCAACCTATTGGCAACAACTTTAACTATACTTTTACAAACAATATTATCAATACGGGAACTTATTATTTTGCCTACCTTGTTGGTAATGAAATTGGGCAATCTGCTTTAAGTACGGCAAGTAGCGCATTTGTTTGGACACCCGTAGCAGGCGCGGGCGCGGCAGGGCCGTTTGTAGATATATCAGGGTTTACAGTATTTTCACGGTCAAGCGGCGGGACTGTTACGCCATCTGATGCTACGCTTACCGCGGTAACGCAAAATGTTACATCGCCTACATACGCATGGACAATTACTAACGCAACGCCAACAACGGGTTCTGCTTCTACTATTACCATTACGCCCGATTCAGGCGCAACAGATGTAACCGCATCTTTAGTTGTTAACGGTAGTAACTTAACAGGCGCAATTACAAGAAGCATCACAATGGCAGTTGTTGATGATGGTAGTGACGGCAGTACAGGGCCGCGTAACGCACAAGTATATTTTTTCTACAATACGGGGCAATCAACCGCGCCAACCGCACCAACAACATCCGAAGTTGCGTATAACTTTTCAACGCAAACCGCAACTACAACTGCAAGCGGATGGGCTACAACATTTAGCCCAAGCGCGGTTTCAACAACATCTGCTAACAATAAATATTGGGCGGTTCTTGTTGTGTTCCAAGAAAACACTTTTGGCGGTTCTTATAGCGAAACAATCAGTACGGTATTTACTTGGCAAAACTTAAATGGTTTAGTTACTTTTACCAACCTTGCAAATTCCGTTGGTTCAGGCGGCACAACCACTACGTTTATTGATGGCGGTGCAATTACCGCAAACAGTTTGACGGTTGACAAAATTACATCAGGAACAACTAGCACATTAAACGGCGGGGTTTTTACACTTGGAAATGCGGGCGTAGTTCTTAATGGATTTACAGGCGTTGGCGGTTTTGAATCTACGACAAACGGTCGATTTGGTTTAATGGTGTTTCAAGAAACCCCGTCAGTAAATACGGCGGCGGCATTGGGTGCAGTTACTTATTCAAATGGTGCGTCAGCAATTGCGGCATTTTCAACTTACGATTTAAATTACAACTCTTTTTATACCGCTTTTTCTCTTGCAACTAATTCATTTGCGGGCAATGGTCGATACAACCGAAGCATTGGAACAGTTGGAAATATTGCATTAGTGCCATTTAATTCAACTACGTTAAATGGACAGGATAACGCGGGTTACTTTGCGTATTACGGTGCTACGGCATCCGCAAGAATTGCAGAAGCATTTATTGCAAATACTACAACTTCATCAGGTTATGTTGGTAGAAGATACGACACAACTGGCGTAACGCTACTTAATGAAATATTTTTAAACAATGGTAGTTATTCTGCTGAATCAACATTAGGTTCATTTTATTCTGCGGGCGGGTACTTGCCGTTTACTGGCGTTCACGATGGCTTAATTGAAATAACAGAAACCCCGATTGTTGGCGACATTGTTGTAGATTACCAAGTTGAAGCGGTGTTAGATGTATCAAACATTGTTATGCTTTACAAGAAAAGTTCAACGGCAAATCAAAAAGGTGTAATTGGCGTTTGCATTGAAGTTTTTGATGTTCCCCCTAGCGATTGGGATGAATACCAAAACACAGGCGAAGTTGACCCCGCTACAGGAACACCCGTACCAAACCCCCCGCCCGTTTATAACCCGATGTATTACCCTATCCCTGCGGGGCAAAAAGTAATACACATTAACGCTTTGGGTGAAGGGCTTATAAATGTATGCGGCGAAGGCGGCGATATTGAAATTGGCGACCTAATTGTTACAAGTTCTATTGCGGGTAAAGGCATGAAACAAGCGGATGATTTTGTTCGTTCTATCACCATTGCCAAATCTCGCCAAGCGGTAACTTTTTCTAGCCCAACTGACATACAACAGATTGCGTGTATTTATTTGGGCGGGTAGAATATAGAAAAGACAATACACCATCCCCCGCGGGTACGCGGATGTTCGACCTATGTATAGGGAACGCTAAACATGGCTTTATTTTCTAAAAATGTCATCACGCAAGTAAGCGGATTTGACAACCCCCTAATTACGGGCGAATTGGTCTATAACCAACGATGGTATTGGAATCTGACGATTCTTAATTCTGCGGGTACGCCAGTTAACCTATCTACCGCAACCATTACCGCGGATATTGCGCGTAGGCAAGTATCTAACCTTATTGATACCCGTAATGGGCTATCTTTTGATGTATCAAATTACACGCCCCCGCCTACCGCTATCAACCTAACGATTAGCAACAAGGTAAACGCCGCGGGTTCTTTTACATTGGTAATTGATGACACCGCTTGGGGTTTGATTAACTCTGACCCGCAACTAAAAATTGATGAACAAAACCCCGTTTGCTTTACGGGAAAAATTAAGATTTCATTTGCCGCTAACCCCCCTACGCCCGTTGAAGATAACATTATTTTTTTAATGTTCTTGGTTCGTTCGGATGGTGTTACTGTACTTTAAGGGGATTTGAAAATGGCTATTTCTAAAGTTGTTGTAGTTGACGGTAATAACCTTATTGTTCGCATTGACCGCGGCGTTGCGGGGCGTGGTGTTACTGATGTTGAACCCGTTGTTATTGATGGTTCGTTGTATCTTGTTTTTACATTTTCTGATGGCACTACCGAAACGGTTGGCCCAATCAGCACAATTCAATATATTGGAACATCGCCAATTGTTGTAAACGGTTCAACAATCAGTTTAACTACCGTTCCCGTTAACTTAGGCGGTACGGGACAAGTTACCGCCAATGCGGGGTTTAACGCCCTTGCGCCATTGCAAACAGGCAATTCAGGCAAGTACCTTAAAACTGATGGCACTAATTCCGCTTGGGATTTGTTAGACATTTCTACCGCCGATATTACGGGTACATTGCCCATCGTCAACGGCGGTACGGGGCAAACAACTGCTAACGCAAGTTTTAATGCGCTTGCCCCTAGCCAAACAACTAATACGGGAAAATATCTTAAAACCGATGGAACAAATACATCTTGGGATTTACTAGATATTTCTACCGCAGATATTACTGGCGTATTGCCCCTTGCCAATGGTGGTACTGCATCATCTACTGCAAGCGGTGCGCGTACTAACTTAGGTTTAGGCACTATTGCTACACAAGATGCAAGTAGCGTTGCTATCACGGGCGGTAGCATTACGGGGATTACTGACCTTGCCGTTGCTGATGGCGGTACTGGTTCAAGCACCGCGGCGGGTGCAATGGTTAATCTATTGCCATCGTACACAGGCAACGCAAACAAACGCCTTGGGTTAGATGGCACGGCTACGGGTTTGGAATGGGTAACGGATGGCGGCGGTACGGTTACATCGGTTGATGTATCGGGCGGCACTACGGGTATGTCCTTTAGCGGTGGGCCAGTTACAACAAGCGGCACAATTACATTAAGCGGCACATTAGATTTAGACAACGGCGGTACAGGCGCAACAACCGCGGCGGGCGCAAGAACTAATCTTAACGCCGCTGACCAAGCCTTAACGCTGACCGCGGGAACTGGTTTGTCGGGCGGCGGCGACCTTACGGCTAATCGTAGTTTCAGCATCACAAATACGGGCGTTACCGCGGCGGCTTATGGTGCGGCATCTAAAACGCTAACGGCAACGGTTAATGCACAAGGTCAACTAACTGTTTTAGCCGATACGCCTATTGCTATTACCAATACCCAAATTTCGGGGCTTGGTACTATGTCAACGCAAAACGCTAATGCGGTTGCGATAACGGGCGGCACAATTACTGGTATTACAGATTTGGCGGTTGCTGATGGCGGCACGGGCGCAAGCGATGCGGCAGGGGCAAGAACAAACCTTAACGCGGCTAACCAAGCAACAACCATTACCGCGGGTACGGGGCTTTCGGGCGGCGGTGATTTATCTGCTAACCGCACAATCGACATTGCCAATACAACGGTAACGGCGGGTGCATTTGGTTCTGCATCTAACACCCTTACGGCTACAGTAAATGCACAAGGTCAGTTAACCGCATTGGCGGCAACCCCGATTGCAATTGCAAATACCCAAATTTCGGGTTTGGGTACGATGTCAACGCAAAATTCTAATGCCGTAACTATTACGGGTGGAAGCATCACAGGCATTACCGACCTTGCTCTTGCGGATGGCGGTACAGGCGCATCTAACGCCCCTGATGCGCGTTCTAATCTTGGCTTGGGTAGTGCGGCAGTATTGAACGCGGGCGTTGCCCTAGGCGTTGCTACGCTAGATGCGGGCGGTACTGTACCTTTGTCGCAAATCCCTGCAAGTATTCAAGGCGGCGTAAGTTACCAAGGCGCATGGAACGCATCAACCAATACGCCTACGCTTGTATCTAGCGTTGGTAGCAAAGGTTATTATTATGTTGTTTCCGTTGCGGGCAATACAAACCTTAACGGTGTAACCGATTGGTTGGTAGGCGATTGGGCAATCTACAACGGTACGGCATGGGAAAAGATAGATAACACCGACCAAGTGGCAAGCGTTAACGGCTACACGGGCGTTGTTGTTTTGTCTAACACCGATGTTGGCGCACCGCCTACAAGCCTAACAATCAGCGCGGGAACGGGTTTAAGTGGTGGTGGTAGCCTAGCCGCCAACCGCACCATTTCAATCGCTAATACAACCGTTACCGCCGCGCCTTATGGAACTGCAAGCGCAGTACCTACATTTATTGTAAATGGTCAAGGTCAACTAACCGCCGCATCTGATGTAACGATTGCTATTGCCAATACGCAAGTATCAGGGCTTGGCACAATGTCAACCCAAAACGCAAATAGTGTTGCCATCACAGGCGGTAGCATCACGGGCATTACAGATTTGGCTATTGCTGATGGTGGTACGGGTGCAAGTACGGCGGGCGGTGCATTAACTAATCTTGGTGCGATTGGTTCTATTACATCTACGGATGGTTCAATTGTTGTAACGCCATCAGGAACAACGGTTAACTTGGCGGTATCGGAGGCATCCCCCGCTTCTACTTTGTTAACGCAAGTTCGTAACACTACGGGCGCAACTTTAACTAAGGGTACTGTTGTTTATATCTCAGGTGCTACGGGTCAGATTTCAACCGTATCAAAAGCCATTGCATCGGGCGATTCAACATCCGCGCAAACCTTGGGCATGATAACAAGCAACCTAGCAAACAATACAAACGGATATGTAACCGTTTTTGGTTTGCTTACAAACATGGATACATCGGCATACACCGATGGCGCACAACTTTATTTAAGCGGTACGGTAGCGGGCGCGGTAACGGCTACAAAACCATCTGCACCTATCCACTTGGTTTATGTTGCCGTTGTTGAATACGCGCACCCAACGCAAGGTAAGTTGTTGGTCAAAGTTCAAAACGGATATGAACTTGATGAAATACACGATGTATCAATTGTTACACCCGTAACAGGACAAACACTTGTTTACAATAGCGCAACGGATTTATGGGTTAACAATACCGTATCTTTAACCGCGGGCGTTAACGGAACATTACCCGTTGCAAACGGCGGTACGGGCGTTACAACTTCTACGGGTACTGGTTCGGTAGTTCTATCTACAAGCCCAACATTGGTTACGCCTTTGCTTGGTACGCCTACATCGGCTACTTTAACTAACGCAACTGGCTTACCACTTACAACGGGCGTAACGGGTACATTGCCTATTCTTAATGGCGGTACAGGGCAAACAACTGCTAATGCGGCGTTTAATGCTTTAGCACCTAGCCAAACAGGAAATAGCGGCAAATATCTTACAACCGATGGTACGGATACATCTTGGGCATCAAACCCATTGGGTACAGTAACTAGCGTTGCGGCTAGTGTCCCATCATTCTTGTCTATTGCGGGTTCACCCATTACGACAAGCGGCACATTGGCAATTAGTTTGTCGGGTACTGCATTGCCTACAACATCAGGCGGTACAGGGCTTACATCGTTTACCGCTAATGGCGTTGTGTATGCAAGTTCATCTAGTGCATTGGCTACTGGGTCTGCGCTTACTTTTGATGGGATTAGCCTTGACCTTGCAACTGTTGGTGCAAAACTTAATTTTGCTACTACTGGTTCTTCAACAAGAAATTATATTGGTCTTTCTGCGGATGGTTATAGCCTTGAAATGGTTACGCAACGAGGTGCAATACAACCATTAAGTTACAAACAAGATTTTGGTGTTGGTCATGTTTGGGGTGTTACTGGCTCAACTGCATTGACTTTAACAAGCACATCGCTATACACCGCAAGCGGCATCAATGTGGGTATTGGAAATAGCAACCCTATTATTGGTTTAACTGTTGAAAAAAATAATGGAAGCGGATACATAGCCGCATTTAGGTCAGGTGCAGGTAATCCATATATCACACTTCAAACGACAGGTGGTATTACACAAATTCAAGGCATTAACTCTGCGTTTACTGATGTAAATAATATCGCAATGCAAATTAGTGGCGGCTATGTAGGTATGGGTACACCTAACCCGTCAACAAAACTAGAACTTTACCAAGTTACTAGCAGTAGAAACACAGTCACAGATATGTTGACTTTGAACAACTATAGCGCAACCAATCCGTATGATGGTTTTGGTAATGGAATTGTATTCAAGGGTCTTGACTACTCAAACTACCCACAAACTTACGGTTCTATTGTTGGTGGTATTTATGCAACCGATAGAAGTTCGCCACAACCCGATACTGGTTTTGCGGGCATATTAAGGTTCTTAACGGGAACTAATGGTGCAAATGCTCAACGCATGAGTATTGCATCAACGCAAATGTTGGTGAATGTACCTATTGGTATTGGTACAGATTTTCCAACGCAGTTTTCTACCCGACTTGGTATTGTTGGAACGGGTTCTGCTGATGAAATCGTTTTATCCGCTACAAGTGGTTATAGCGCAGGTTTTGCAGTTAGCAGATTTAGATTAGGCGCATACGGCTCAAACGGCTATTTGGGTTGTGACATTTATACTAGTTCTAATTATGCGGGTACTACTGCGACATCATTAACTTTTGCCACAACACCTGCGGGTGCAAGTTCTACTACAACTCCTACTAGGCGTATGGAGATTAGTTCAACAGGAAATATAACTGCTTGGAGTACAGGTAAAGCAACTTTTAATGGCATTGATACTACTGCTTGGGCGCAAGGCGTTGGTGGGACATTAGACCTTGGCGGCAATTACAGAGATGCGGGAGATTACACTACATTTGTGCGTATTGCCGCAGAAAAAACTAATGCAACTGGTTCTGATTACAGTTACAACATGGGGTTCTATGTAACTTCATATCCAAACTCTACTTTTAACGTAAAGGCTATGACGATTCAATCGTCAGGCAATGTGTTAATTGGCGGCACATCAGCAAGGGCATCTGCTAAATTAGACATTCTTGGTGATGTATTAGTATTGGGTTCAAATTCTAGTTACTACGCAACTATTGATTACAGTGCGGGCTTGGGTTTATTGTCTATTGCCGCCGAAACTGGTGGCAACATTGCTTTCAAAGCGGGTACAACATTAAGAGCAACAATTGATTCGTCAGGCGCATTTAATGTTGGTACGGCTTCTTGGCTTGGAGGTTCTACTTACCAATCAGGCGGCTTACAGTTTGGCGGCTCAACCTATGCAAATTTGACAATGCAAACAGGTGGAACTGTCCGAGGTCAATTTCTTTATGATGCGGCAAATACTTATTTACTTGCTTTAAATACAGGAAATTTTTTCGTTTACAACACTTCAGGTGGTGTTTATCTTTCTTCAGGCGCAACATCGTGGACTGCAAGTTCTGATGAAAGATTAAAAGACATTATTGAACCGATTACAGATGCGGCAAACAAGGTAAACCAACTTCGTGCGGTCATTGGTAAATTTAAAACTGATGCAGAAGGAACGCGAAGAAGTTTCTTGATTGCTCAAGATGTTCAAGCGGTTTTACCTGAAGCGGTTACAGAATCGCAATCAAAAGACCAAGACCAAGCATATCTTGGTGTTCAATACACAGATGTAATCCCGCTTTTGGTTGCCGCTATTAAAGAGCAAACCGCAATCATTGAATCACTCAAGGCACGTTTGGATGCCGCTAATCTTTAAACTGAAAGGTAAATTATGACTGCTACAACAACTTGGGTAATTGAATGGATGCAATGCAAACCTACAGAGGGTTCTTTAACTGATGTAGTTGTTACCGCGGGATGGCGTTGCAATGGCACTCAAACAAGCGATTTAGGCGTTACACCCGTAACCTATAACGCAACCATTTATTCGACTTGCTCATTCCCTTTGCCTGATGGCACATTTACGCCATACGCTGATTTAACACAAGAACAGGTGTTAGGTTGGTGCTATGCCAATGGCGTTGATAAAACCGCTACAGAAGCGGCAATACAAGCCAACATTGACAACCAAATTAACCCGCCAATCGTGCAACCGCCTTTGCCGTGGGCGACAGTTTTGGCATAATATTTATGGGTAAACCGCCAACCCTAATGGCGGCATCTTTTAGGAAACAATAATGCAAGACATTACACTCACTTTGACCGTTGAAGAAACAAACGCAATCCTGCAAATGCTTGGCGATTTGCCAACAAAAACGGGTGCTTGGAACTTGGTAATAAAAATCAAGAAACAAGCCGATGACCAAATGAAAGCACCGAAAGATGCCATCCAATGATGTTGAATCAAGATTAGATAGCCATGAAGCCGTTTGCACATTGCGTTATGAAATGCTTTGTGCGCGGCTCAAGCGTTTAGAAGGCGTATTGATTAAGGCTTGCGGGGCTATGCTTATTGGCATGGCGGGCGTGATTTATTCATCTTTGGTACATTTGAAATGAAAGATTACGCCGTTGCATTTGTAGCGGCGGTTTGCATTACGGCATTTGTTATTTTTTGCACATACATCATTGCATGGGCAGGGTGGTAGTAAATGCGTTGGTTGCTTGTGGTTTTTCTATCAGCATCACAAGCGGCATCTGACAAGACAGAATATCGTTGTATCCGATGGGCATGGTCGGGTGATGTTTATAACCGAAAGGTTGTTTGCCTTGAATGGGTGAAAGTTGTACGCAAATGATAGACCCCATAACCGCATTAGAAGGGCTACAAAGCGCAATAGCAGTAGTTCGTAAAGCCGCAAAAATAGCAAACGATTTAGGCGGGTTAGCGGGCGTTGTTGGCAAACTATTTGATGCGCGTAGCCAAGCGACCAAGGCGATGGTTGAAGCCAAAAGGTCGGGCAACAAATCCAACTTTAGCATTGCAATGCAAATTGAAAATGCGTTGATGGAAACGGCTAAGTTGGAATCCCAATTGCAATTGCTTTATATGCAAACGGGAAACATAGATGTTTGGAATAAGATTAAAGCCCGCGCCGCTGAAATGGATAGGGATGATGCAATAGCCGCCCGTAAAGCCAAAGAAGAAGAACAACGCCAAAAGGATTTAGAAGCAGAACAAATGCAATGGGCGGTTGCGATTGTCGTTCTTGTTATGTTGGTTGGCGCGGTAGGTTGGGGGCTTACACAAATTGCCGAACTATGCGCTACGACAAGGTGCGGGCGGTGAATGAGTATCAAAAACAATTTGACCAATTTCTAAAAATCTTTGTTAGGTTATGTATCGTGATATGGGTGCTTGGTCTGCTGAAGTTCATTCCTGATTCTTTAGCAGATAAGATTGTTTCTAAACTTCTTGGAATGATTGGACTGTAATGCTTTCACTATTTTCTACACTTGGCGGTTTACTCATTTCGGGTTTGCCCAAACTACTTGATTATTTTCAAAACAAAGCCGACCAAGCGCATGAACTTGCTTTGGCTAGGGTGCAAACAGAACGCGAATTACAGTTAGCCGCCGCAGGGTTTGCCGCCCAAGCGCGTATTGAAGAAATCCGCACTGACCAAATTGCAATGGAAACAGAAGCACAAATGACAGAAGCGGCACTAAAGCATGATGAAAAGGTTTTAGAACGCGCTTCTACTTGGGTTGCTAATTACGTTGGCACGGTTCGCCCAACTGTTACCTACATTTTTGTTTTTGAACTTTGTGCTATCAATGCTTGGATTGCGTACTACATCTATACGCGCCCTAGCCTTGTGCAAAACATGGATGATTTAATTCGTTTGTCCGACATTATTTTTAGTTCGGATGAAATGGCTATGCTTGGCGGCATCATTGGTTTTTGGTTTGGTTCACGCGGGTGGAACAAGAAATGAAAATCAGCAAAGAAGGCGAACATTTAATGCACTTCTTTGAGGGCTACAGAACGCGCCCGTATCGGTGTAGTGCGGCGATTTGGACAATAGGCTACGGACACGCAATGTATAGCGACCAACTAGCCTTGCCAAACATTCGTAAAGAAGGCTACACGGGTTTAATCCGTGGCGACTATCAACTAAAAGAAGGGGATAACCGTGCGTGGGAAAAATCGGAATTGGTCGATTTGTTCAAAATGGACATTGATATTTTTGAACGTGGTGTTCTTAGACTTAGCCCTAATTTGGTTGGTCATCAAAGCAAATTCGACTCTATTGTTTCTTTTGCATACAACGCAGGGCTTGGAAACTATCAGCGGTCAACCATTCGCATGAAAGTAAATCGCGGCGAATGGGATGATGCGGCTACTGCTTTTATGAGTTGGACAAAAGCGGGCGGCAAAGAAGTAAAAGGATTAGTCAAGCGCAGACAAGCCGAACGCGCTTTGTTTCTAAGTTAACTTTGTATTTGGTTAATGTCGAACCTATCCGACATAACTTCTTCATAGTTAAACCGTTTGCCAAAACATTCGCTGATGTAAATTTCTTGGTCGCCGTATGCCACTAAGGTACGGTTATAAACAAATGCTTTTTTAGGCAAGCGCACTTTACCGCCAACAAAGTTATGCGCCTTGTTGGTAAGCCGCCAAACGCCCGCGCCTTTCTTTTCTTTATCATCATTGGGCGCAGATTCAACCAAGCCCCAATGCCGCATTGTTGAAAATGATTTTGCCCGCATCATCCAACGCGGTGCTACTTTTGCGGTATGAATCCAACCATCGGCATCTTGTTCGTTCTTCTTCATCCAAAGAAGTGAAAGCGCGTTTGTTTCATCAAGATGGAATGTGTTTATCTTTCCCCATCTTTCACAACAAGGGCAATTACCGCCATCACCCGCAAGAACTTTTTTGTAATCGGCGCGTAGCCTTGCCAAATATTCTTCTTCAAATAAATCGTTCATTTTGTAATGTCCTATAAGGTGGGGGTACTAACTACATCCGCATTTCGCCGCAAAACCCTGAAAGGTCGCTACAGATATAACTTTCCCCCCGTATTATTTAGAATGGCGCATCGTCATCAAATACAGGCGCGGATTGCTTAGTTGTTTTGGGTTCTAACGGCGGTTTAGCACTAAGCCAACCATCCCAATTAAGCGGCACATTATCAATTTTTAGGCTAATGCCTTGCCCTTTATCCCAAAGCGTACCAACCTTGGCAAAGCGTTTTTTGTTATTGCCTTGGGCATCGGTGTATTCGCCTACTACGGCGATTAAATCTAATTTAGTTGACATGGTTTAATCTTTCATTCAGTTTACTAATTTTGGCATCAAGTTCGGCTAAGAACTTAATTACTTCTTCTTTAAGCATTGCCACATATTCCGCATCAAATTCAACGCGCTTAACAAACATTTGTAACCCGCTTGGTAGGCGTGGGTCAAACGATACGAAATCTGCCCATGTGCGACCCGTGCATGACATTTGCCATTGCATTTGGGTTATGTACTTTGTCGGTACTTGTTCGCTAATCAATGTATCAATGTGCGTTGCCGTATTAGGGCATTTAATTTCCAGTAAGCCAAATAGCCCTATCAAGCCATCAGGCGATGCCCCTGCGCGTTCAATTGTTGGATGGGCAATGTACCCTACTTCATCAACCAAAACATCGGCTAGGGACTCATAAGCGGCACGGGCAAGCGGTTCGGTTTCTGTACCCCAAGCCATTGCCGCATTTGTGTACGATTCTGCAACCGTATTGGTCATGCGTTCGCAAATCAATTGCGCCATGTAGTTTTCGCGTGATGCCGAATAGCCGCTTTTGGTTTTGGCAATTACATCAGCAACGCGGGATGCCGTGACATTACCCAAGCGGGCGGCAAACCATTCGGGCGTACCTTGTTCAACTTTTTCTATCATTTTTTTCCTTAACCCATGTGCAATCAAAACAAACTTTCATCATCCAACGGACAAACCAGTTTGGTTCATCCCCTTTTCTTGGGATGTACTTCATTCCGTAATTTGTTTCAGGTTTATTGCCAAACATATAGCAAGCCCAATCAGAAAATTCAGGCACATAAAATTTATATTCACCTTTTGCTTTGTAAATGTTGTCATCAAAGTGAATTGTTCCACTTGTCGGTTGTTCATCCATTGTTCTTCTCCTTGAGTATGGATTCCGCCCAATCAACCCCTTTTTGAAAATCGTAATTGTGTTTACTTCTATTCCAATCTTTGTCCGTCAGCCCAACCCATGTGCGTTGCGCTAACTTTTTGTCCAATTCATCGCATCGTTGACACATTTGTTCCCACAATGCTTTGTAATCAACTTTTTCAATCATAGTTTTGCCTTTACTTTATCTTTAGCCGCAATCACTTTCTTTTGCCAATCAGGATTGCCATTACAAGCGGTATAGGCGGCTTTGTAGGCGTTCTTTAAACCATCTTGGTCGGTTGATGCGTCTATTGCGGCTAAATGGTCAGCAAGGGCGTTTTCATCTACATTTTTTGCAGGGATAGTTGCTAATGCGCCATCGTCATCTTCAGGGGCTATGCCACAAGCCGCCATCAGCGAACCGCGGCGGGCGTAGGTCAATGCCGACATATAAGCGGGCGGGTCATTTTTGACTACGGGAAATTGCAAGATGCCACATTCAAGCATTTCACCCGATTCGTGAAGAAATACAGTTTCAACCATGATGCCGCCAACGCAATCGTAAGACTTTTGCACAAGGGCAATGCCGTTATTGTTTAGCGCGTCTATAACCGCTTCAACGCAAGCGGCAAGGTCAGCGTACTTGTTTTTAAAATGCGGGTTGTAGGCGTTCTTTAAAGCGGGCGCAAATGCCTTTTGTGCTTTGACCAATGCGGTTGCAATTTCTTTCATTCTGCGCTTTCTATGTAGATGGTTAATCGTTTAATTCGGTCGGCATGGTAATCCGACATTCGCTTGGTGTATTCCATTGCTGATTGGGCATCTAGGAAACGGCGTTTTGCTTCTTCAAGTTCTTTAACCGCCATTTCTTTTGCAGATGGCAAACGCCACAATTCTTTTAAACGATAAGTTAAGTTCATGCTTACCCCCGCCATGCCAGTAGTACACCAATGCCGCCAAAGATGATGATGGCTAATGCACATTCAATTAAAGTTGTAATGATTTTGTGTTTCATGTTTTGTCTTTAGATGTTAAGAAAAGTGTTATCGCGTACAGAATCAAAAATGTCATTTAAAGCGCGGTATTCACCGTAGGCAACAACGCGGTCTAAATCGGTTTTATCTTTGATTTGGTTTGTACCGTTGTCAGATACAAAGCCCCAAATTTGTTCCATCTTTGCAATTTGATTTTGCAATTCGTTAAGTAGGTTTTCTTTGCTAAAGCGAATCATGGTCTTATCCTTTAAAGATTTGGCAATGACAACCTTGTTTCACCATAAGCGAAAGAAAACCAAGGGCTTTTGTTAACGAAGTAAATTCAATACGCGACCAATCGTTTGCTTGGTGCGTTCTGTTAAATTCAATGATGTAAGTTTTTTTCATGTTTTATCTTTAAATGGGGGACTAAGCCCCCGTTTATTTATTTGTTTTTTAGTGGGGAATTTGCTTTGAAATCGTAGCCAATAGATTTCAATTCTTTTGTTGTATCTGCAAGGCTCATTGCATTTACTTGTTGGACAGGGTAGCCAATGTTAAGTAAAGCCTTGCGTTGGGCATTTGCCAAAGTAACCATCCAGTTGCAGTTTGTCATTTGATTTGCTTTCTAAAAGATTCCAAGAAGTTTGGAACATGATTAAGTATAAGCGATTTCAACACCGCGTTTAAAATATTTTCACAATTTGTTTAAATATTGGCAAAATGTTGCTAAGATGCAACTATGAACAAAACACAAATAGATGACGATAAAGCCTTGATTGCCAAGTTGGGAGGGGCAACAATCCTATCTAAACGCCTTGGTTTTCAATCTGCCCAACGGGTACACAATTGGATGTATAGGGGAATACCCGCATCCGTTAAGTTGGCGCATCCTAAAATCTTTTTAAAGGGGTTACGCAAATGAATTGCAATTTTTGTAACGGTGAAATTGTAGATAGGCATCATTTGGCGCGAACTTGTTTGCCATGTTCTACACATTCCGCAGAAAGAACTGGCGGGTTGGCGGCTATTAGCGCGGTAAACAAGGCGGTAAAAAATGGTATTCTTGCGCCCGTTAAAACGCTAGTTTGCGTTGATTGCGGTAGCCAAGCACAATGTTATGACCATCGTGATTACAACAAACCGTTAGAAGTTGTACCCGTATGCCGTAAATGCAACTTTCGCAGGGGTTCGGCTATTGCATCAACAAATTTACAGGTGGCGTAAATGACAAAAATAGAAAAATACCTACATCACAAATCTTTGATGATGGAACACTTAGCATTTGCGTATGCGAATCAATCGATGCAAGATTCTTTGTACCAACTGATTTGCTACCACTTGCACAAAGATTACACGCAAGGTTACTATTATTTTATGACCCATCAGGAACGCAAAGATTTGCAAACAATGTTGGTTCTTTAGTACAATGTTTTGAAACACGGCTAGGTTGGGAGTTGCTACCCAACCGAAAAGAGAACTCCCCTCCTGCCGCAGTTTCTTTTCAGGGAGATTTGCGGAGATGCTTAAATGCGTACAAAAAACACTTTTGCGGAACAATTATTAGACCCTCGTTGGCAAAAAAAGCGACTTGAGGTTTTAAGCAATGCTGAATTTAGTTGCCAGTATTGTGGGGATGGAAAATCAACCCTTCATGTTCATCACAAACAATATATTAAGGGCCGACAAGTTTGGGAATATGAAAATAGCCAACTGATTAGTTTATGCAAAAACTGTCATTTAGACCAACATGAAAATGAAGAAAAGTTTAATGATTTAATTGCAAGAATTCCTCTAGATGGCCCAAGCAACAAAGATGAAGTATATTTTTTAATTGCTGGATTCATTGGTCATGAAGTAAATATCAATCATCCAAACGAACAAACAATTTATGATTTAGGTTCTGTTTGTGCAGAATGGTGGGTGAAAAAATGAAACGCCCATCATTTCAGTTTTACCCAAGCGATTGGTTGCGTGATACCGCCTTGCGTTCATGTTCTACAGGGGCTAGGGGTTTATGGATAGACATGATTTGTTTTATGCACGAAGGTTCACCTTATGGCTATTTAAAGGTTGCAGATAAGGTTATCCTACCCGCCAACCTTGCCCGTATGGTTGGTGAAGCCTTAGAGGTTGTAGAAGGTTGGTTGCATGAATTGCATGAAGCGGGTGTTTACGATATTGATAACGGCGCAATTTTTTCAAGGCGCATGATTCGTGATGAAGAATTAAGACAAAAACGCGCTGAAGGTGGCAAATTAGGGGGTAATCCTAACTTGAAGGTTAACCATGTGGTTATCGTAAAGGATAAACAAAAATCAACCCCTTCATCTTCATCTACATCTTCACCTTCTAAAAAGAAAGATAGCGCAACTAGCGTTGCTTGCCCTCAAGATGTTTCAAAACAAATTTGGGATGATTGGGTAACCTTGCGTAAAAGCAAAAAAGCACCAATTACACAAACTGTTTTGAATGGTGCTATTGATGAAGCAAAAATACTTGGTTGGCCCTTAGAAAAGTTTTTAGCAGAATGGTGCAGTAGAGGTAGCCAAGGTTTAAAAGCGGCTTGGGTAGCACCCAAACAAAACCCTGCTGACATTGCCCGCGTTACCGTACCAATGGACAATCGCCCCGACCCCGCGTTAGAAAAGATAAAAGAAGATGCAAAACGCGCCGCACCTATCCCGTTGGAAGTATTGGCAAAGATGGCGGCATTGAGGGCTAAAGCATGACACACGAAATGGCGATGCGAATATTGGACAGGGTGCGGGATGGAGTTAGTTATCCGCAATGGGTAATCCGCAAAGCCTTGGAACTAACTGGCGACATTGATGGACATGGAACACTTTAAGGATTGCGAAGCGCGGGAATGGGTTGCCCGATACCGCAAAAAGCATTTAGAAGAAGGTAAGGGCGAAGCAATCGAATGGTGGAACAAAACCATTAAAGAAATTGCCGCTAAACGGGGTCAAAAGGTTGCCGATGATTTAAAGCGAAGAATGAATGAACAAAAGGATTTAAATGCGATACGCCGCAAGGGTTGATGCCAACCAAGAACAGATTGTTAGCGCACTACGCGCCGCGGGTGCTTACGTTTGGATTATTGGCATACCCGTTGACCTTTTAGTTGGCTACCGCGGGCATACATTCTTGGTAGAGATTAAAAGCACCAACAAAAGGCGGCTAACGCCCCTACAAGCCGACTTCTTTGAAAATTGGGGCGGTAGTACCCTTTCCCGCGTTGATAGCCCTGAAGCCGCCCTAAGAATGATTGGAGTTATTAAATGAACCCGCCTTACAAAACAGTAGATTTTATTTTAGAAAACGCGCCAAATTATGCCAAGGCTAAAAGTGAACGCATATACCTTGATGAATTTAGACGGGTAAAACGCGCTTTGCTGATGAAGCAAGCAATGGAAATGGGTTACGAAAGCGCGGCGGCACAAGAACGCGAAGCCTATGCCCATCCCGAATATGACGAATTGTTAAAAGGGTTGGCGGTTGCCGTGGAACAGGAAGAATTGTTACGTTGGAAATTGACCGCGGCGACAATTAAGGGGGAACTATGGCGCACCGAATCGGCTAACGAACGAAACGGCATAAAAGCAACGGAATAAACAATTTGTTGAAAAACCGTATTAGTAATCTTATAATTTAACTATGCCGTTACATCACGGTCTTTTAGAAAGCAAACAATGTGGCCCTTTCCCCCGTTTCCAAACCCACAAGATAAGGGGCGTAAAACCCCCAAATTTAACCCTGATAACTTTGAGGATGCGCCCGTATGAGTAACTACGAATTTACCTTTAATGCCGAAACTGGCGGCGGTGGCGAAACCGTTACTTGCAAAATGTCATACGAACGTGATGAACATGGCGCATATTTTGAAAACATTGAAGATGTAACTTATGAGGGCATTAGCATCATGGGGGTTTTAACTGATGAACAATTTGCCGACCTAGAAATGGTTGGCGTTAACAAATTGCGGCAACATCTTGCAGAAGAAAAAGACAGGGCTTTAGAACCATGATGCCACAAATAGACATTGGCGCACGGTTTGCCAATCACAAGTTTAAACTTTGCACCAAATGCGATATTGATAAACCGCCCGAAGGCGGGATAGACATGGGGCATAAATGGATTTGCCAATCATGTTGGAACAAGCGCATTACAGGCAAATACCTAAGACAAAACAGTAAAAATGCGTAAACGCACTAAACGCAAATTTTGGGCATTGTTAGACCCAATCGCTCATGGCATTGTTGGGGCTAGTTATACACCTAGACATTTGCTAGACAAGTTAAGGCTAACCGAATACGCCGCTTTAGAATCAATCATTAAGGGTAATGGCACGGTACAGGATTGGCGAACCTTAGTAGATGTGCTGAACCTTGCGGAAATGATGGCTAAGAACGGGGTTGGCCCTGAAGTGTTACCCGTATGCGAAAAAGCCCAAGAAAGCCTACACAAAGCCGCTATACGCTATCAAACAACCCTAAAGATGGGGTTAGATGGCGTTGGCATACAGGCAATTAGGGAATTACTAGAATATGCTGATTTGCAACAGGGAAGCATAACCCGCGCAGAATTTGAACGCTATGTGCAAAAAACAAGAAATTACATAAAATCAAACGGTAACTTAGTAGTAGAAATTGAATGAGATTCCCAAAGCACCAATACATCCGTAGTTCTGACTTATTACGCAATGCCCGTGAAATTCCATGCCAACATTGCGGCGCAGATGACGGAACGGTAGTAGCCGCCCACACTAATTGGCAAGGCGGCAAAGGTCGCGGCATCCGTGCTGATGACAACCTAATTAGCAGTTTGTGCTATTCATGCCACATGGAAATAGACCAAGGCGGCAAAATGGATAAAGCCGAACGGCAAAAGATTTGGCTTGCCGCACATTTGAAAACGGTGCGAAAATTGCAAGAATATGGTTTATGGCCTAATGATGTACCACTACCCGAAGGACTATGATGGTTAAATTCCGCGCAGAAGCCGCCCAAAGCGACCCCGTAATGCAGTTTGTAATGTGCCTATTGCATAGCGTAACAAACGCGCATATCTTGCATTTTCAAAGCCTAAGTTACTCTCAGCACATGGCATTGGGTGCGTATTACGATGAAGTAAGCGACCTAGTAGATGGATTCGTAGAAGCGTTCCAAGGTAAGTACGGACTATTGACCAAGTACCAATCGGATTACCAATTGCCCGACAATAACCCCGTAACCTACCTAACCTACCTTAAAGAAGAAGTAGCGACCCTGCGCCGCGCATCAGGATTCCCACAGGATAGCGAACTACAGAACGAAGTAGATACCATTGCTAACCTGATAAACAGTACGCTATATAAACTACGATTTCTAGCCTAATGCCATCAGTACCCACTAACGGTAAGTGTTCATCATTAGGGTGTAAGAACCCTAGAAGTAAGTTGAACACCTACTGCTTAGAACATGGTGGCATCGACAATATGGCAAGGCGCGAAACAGATAGCGCATACCAAACGCCATTATGGAAAAGCATTAGGGCAGTACAGATAAGCAAACAACCCCTATGCCAAGGTTGCCTATCACGCAACATAGTGGCATTAGCAAAGCACATAGACCATCTGTTTGCATGGAAACACATAGGTAGCCATGCGTTCAGCCGCAACATATTCCAATCCCTTTGCCACAATTGCCATAGCCAAAAATCAGGGCTAGAAAAGCAGGGAATCTACAGGCACTACGCCCAAGATGGTGCAAAAGACTACACAAAGAACGATTACGCGTATATGGTGACAAATGCAAATAGGAACTGAACACCAACCCAAAGGCGCAAGTGTTGTTTATTGGATACACAAACCCGAACACACCGACATTACCAAGCAAGGCTATATAGGTATTACGAACAAGTTGGCGCGTGAAAGATGGGTTGCCCATCAAAGCGCATCACGCCATAACCCTGATGCCAATTGCGCCGTGGTCAACCGTGCTATTCGTAAACATCACAACCTTATCTATGAAATAGTTTTAATAGCCGATACGCGTGAATATTGCGAACGCATAGAAGGATTGTTAAGACCTACTAACCGCATAGGTTGGAACATAGCCCGTGGTGGTATGCCCGTTGATACCATGATGGGCGGCATAGCCACTAGGGAAAGATGGGTACAACATTGGATAGATAACCCTATTGAAGCGGCTAACCGTTGGTGGGATACAGAACGCGCATTGCTTAATAAACAGGCAATAGCACATCGCAGGGCAAGAAAGCCAAAGCCATTTACAGTAGAAAGAAAGTTCAGCGCACGAAACAAATCAGGATATACAGGCGTTGCATGGTTTGATAAGTACGGTAAATGGCGGGCGCAGATAGGAATAACACCCGAAGTAGTTACCCTTGGCTACTTTGATACAAAAGAACAGGCTTATGCAACCTATTTAAAAGCCAATCACATACGCGTAAAGTACAGGCATGGCATACTTAATTTTAATGATGCAATTGCTGAAATTCGGGCGTTACAAAGCGTTTTTAATACTTAAGAACTAAAAAGAAATGGGACTGTTTGAAAG